TATTACGACGGCAAACTAATTTCATTAAACGTTCAATGTATCAAACCATGACCAACACTAACTGGATGGTAAAGGGTGACACCCTTAGAGATTATTTAGAAGCCTGCAAAACAGCAGACATCAAAAACTTTAAACGTGACCCACGGCTAACAAAGATATTTGAACATGCCAGTATTGAACAGGGTTCGGCGTATTTAAGTTTGATATTAAAGCAAACACCGGAACTGTTTAAATATAACTTTACAAATGACCTGTACGGGAACCCGTACCTGTATGAATACATTTTGGAAGGTGGTTATTTCAGCCCATCAACATTGCAGTATATTGGAGTGTTGAGTAACCTGGTGACTAAGTTTGGCAGCTTGGATGGTATGCGGATAGTTGAGATAGGCGGAGGTTATGGAGGGCAGTGCAGGACGGTGTTGGATGTGTTTAAGCCGAATGAGTATAGGATAATTGACTTGTATGAAGTAACAAGATTACAGGCTGCTTATTTATCTGATGCAAATAATAGTGACTGTATTAGGTTAGACTATAAAATACCAGATAATAATTATGGCCTATTCATCTCAAACTATGCCTTATCCGAAATACCAAACAATGAAGCGTATATTGACCTTGCCAGGCGTTGCACCCACGGTTACATAACCTGCAATACCGATATGGTTAAGTTGGATTGGCCGCATGAAAAACAACCGGATATTATTACAGAACGTGAAACAAATTATATATTGACATGGTAATCGCAACCTCAATAACCGCCTCATACCTCGAACGCAGTAAACCGTTTTTTGAATCCTGCAATGAACATTGGCCAGGCAAACGTATCTGCTTTACCATTGGCTTCAGTACAATCATTGAAGGGTGGGAGTGTATAGAAACGCAGTTGCCGGAGTGTGAATGGAAGCCTGAGAACAGAGAGGGTTTTGCAACCCTGCAACACGGCGAATTTGTAAAGTACATACCCGACACCGATCCAGACGAAATGATATTATTTATTGATAGCGATATGGTATTGCAACGCAAATGGGATATTACCGTTAATAGTTCCCGTGCTGTTACTGTTACCGCCTCAAGCTGGCCGCAAACCAAACTATGGGATGTGATTTGTAATTTAGGAGTAACTCATAAGAAATGCAGGCAGTTAGTAAAAGAATATTTGATACATGAGAAAGTTGTTGAGTTTTGTAGCGGGTTTATTATTGCATCATTCGACCAGTGGGAAAATATTTATCGTGGGTGCCGTGAATTATACCCGTTCTTAAATAACTTTAAACATCATGCAGCATGGCAATTATTGATTAACTTAGTAGTGCTTAACAGTTGCCCATCTGTAAGGTTGGCACCGGAGCATATTGTTAACGCAACATGGTACACCGGAACAAGGGCTAAAGGTGAGCCGTTATCGGTAACAATGATGGGTACTAAAACAGTGGGGCTGGAGATTGAGGAGATAGTTAGTGAGGAGGTAGTTTATTTTAATCATACTAAATTTAATTGAGATGGTAGGTGAAACAGCGGAGCAATTTAAACAGTTGGCAACTGGCAAACATGGTTCTGTTATTGAGTTGGAGAGTCTTATTGCAGCATTCTTCAACGCTCCATTTGCTGTTGCCGTTGATAGCTGCACCCACGGCGTTGAACTATGCCTACGCATGACAGAAGCAAGGTATATTAACGTTCCACGGAGAACATATTTATCAATACCTATGCTGGCTGATAAATTAGGTATTCATTTGCAATGGAGTGACGAACAATGGAAAGATTACTATCGGGTTAATGGTGAAATATATGACGCTGCAGTGTTATGGAAGCGTAACAGTTACATACCAGGTTCTTTTATGTGCTTATCCTTCCAACATCAAAAGCATTTATCTTTAGGCCGTGGCGGTATGATACTTTGCCCGGATAATGATACGTATGAAAGATTAAAGCAGGTATCTTACGATGGCCGGATTTCTGGTATTCCGTGGCGTGAGCAGGATATTTCAGTTATCGGTTATCATTATTACATGACACCGGAAACGGCTGCGGCTGGACTATCTAAATTGCAGGCTGCTATTGATACACCACCACGGCAATGGGGTATGGAAGATTGGCCGGATATTAGTAAATTTAAAGTGTTTAATAAATGAGTAAATACGAGTACGGTTCATCAATGGAGCCAGATGGTTTTGGCGGGGCTATAATAAGTAGTTACGCTAAAAAGGTTGGGCCACCGGTTGCATTTTTGACAGGGATAAGTGGTCAAGATGGTGCGACATTATCAGAATACCTACTGTCGCTCGGGTACGAAGTACACGGCATAATACGCCGTCACTCTACCAGTGAAAGCCAGGATATAAGATTGCAGGGTTTGAATGTGAAAACTTATTATGGTGACCTGATGGACACCGGAGGTTTAGAGAAACTACTAAAAGAAATACAGCCGGATGAAATTTATAACTTGGCGGCGCAAAGCCATGTGAGGGTGTCATTTGATATACCACAGTTTACAACTCAGGTTAATTCTATTGGTGTATTGAATATGCTTGAGGCGTACCGCACCGCCTGCCCACATGCAAAGTTTTACCAAGCCAGCAGCAGTGAAATGTTCGGTAGTTCCGTTGATCCAGACGGATTTCAGCGTGAAACCACACCAATGCACCCGGTTAGTCCGTATGGTTGCGCTAAACTGGCGGCATACCACTTGGTAAGAACGTACAGGGCCAGTTATGGGTTACATTGCAGTAACGGAATCCTTTTTAACCATAGTGGTTACCGCCGTGGATTAGCATTTGTTGAACAGAAAATTTGTAATGCTGCTGTACGGATTAAATTAGGATTGCAGGATAAATTAGAGTTGGGCAATTTATCATCTTACCGGGATATTGGCAACAGCAAAGATTATGTACGGGCAATGCACTTAATGTTACAACAGGATAAGCCGGATGATTGGGTAGTGGCAACGGGAGAAACGTGGAGCATGGATGAGATTGCAAGGTATGTGTTTCAGAAGCTGGGCATTTCACTTGATTTGATTGAATGTACTGATGTGTATAAGCGACCACAAGAACTAAACTACCTTAAAGGTGACAGTAGCAAAATACGGGCATTGGGATGGAAGCCTGAGTTTACAACGGAGCAGACGTTGGAGGAGATGATAAAATACTGGCAAAGGTATTACCAATATGAAATTATAGTATGAAACAAGGCGATATTATAAATTTTAAATTCAATGTTGGCCGGATGTATTATTCCGGGGCTGGTAAAGTAGTGAGTATAGAAAATGAAATTATTACAGTTAACGCCGGTGGGCAGGATTTGAAAATATTAAAAGAGCATATATTTTGAAAGTAATCTACACCTGTATTCTCGGCTCAATTTACGACGACTTAAAAGAGCCTACCGTTACCAGTGAAGGTTGGCGGTATGTGTGCTTTACAGATCAGCCGTTAACCAGTAATGTTTGGGAGATTAGAAAAGTTATTGTTCCGGGTAATGATCCGCAGCGTTACGCAAGGGAATTAAAGATAACAGCTTTTCAGCAATGGCAATACTCCATTTGGTTAGATGCCAGCTTTCAAATAAATATGGATTTGAATAAACTGTGGGATAACTATTTTAAGACACCGTTTACAGCACCACGGCACCCGTTGCGGCATTGTGTGTACCATGAAATAGATAGCTGTATAGCAAACGGTAGAGGCGATGCCCGGCAATTGATTGCTCAAAAAGAAGCGTATAAAGCTGCAGGCATACCACACCACGGCAATAATATTATCACAAGCGGATTATTAATGAGAGAAAATACTCCGGGTTGTATTGAGTTGTGTAACGAATGGTTAGCAGAGTTGCAACGGTATTCTGTTCGTGACCAGGTAGCTTTTGGCCGGGTGAGTATTGGTAAAGAGTTTTGTACTATAAATTGGGATTATAGCCAGTCAAAAGAACTTCGTTATTTTAAACATAAACATTTGCAATGACGACACTCGAATATTTACATTTAAGTAAAAGGTTAATGATTTATCTACATGGCGGACCTGTTGAAATGTATGTTTATACTATGAAATGGTTTAAAGAACATGCAATGCCGTTTTATAATCAACCAATAAATTATAATTAATGATAACCACCCACACGCACCTGATTAACGCTTTAATTGAAAAACATAACCTCCGCAGGTATTTGGAAATCGGTGTGCAGAGTCCGCAGCAGAATTTTGATAAGATAAATGCAGAATACAAATTAGGGATAGACCCAGAAATAGAATACAGAGTAAATGAAAGAGCATTATCTCATACTGCTAATGGTATGACATTCACAAACGTAATCGTATTGGATAAGTTATTAAAAACAACATCAGACGATTATTTTAAAGTACTAGGGAGTTGCATAAACGATAAGGGGAACCATTTCGACCTCATTTTCATCGACGGCCTCCATACCGCCGAACAAGTAAAACGTGATTTCGAAAACTCCCTCCGATGCTTATCCGACAACGGCTTTATCGTTATACATGATGTGTTACCAGAAAACGAAGCCGGAACTTTAGTGCCACGTATTCAGCGGCAATGGTGGGGTGATGTTTATAAGTGGGCAATGGTGTTAAGGAACTACTCAGGCATCAGATTTGTTACATTCAATATTGATAACGGATGTATGTTAGTATGGAAGGATAACACAGCGGAGCCGCTCGCAAATTATGTTGGGCCTATAGATTGGGAAACTTATAAATCAATTGGTAGCGTACTCCTTAACGTCACCAACGAAGTAGTAATATAGTGGCAAAGCAGCAAGGCATACAGTTACCCTTTAAAACATCTTCCGACAAACAAAAAGAAGCAGCAAAAGCATGGATTGACCCAGCTGTTACAGATATTGTTTACGGCGGAGCGAAAGGTGGCGGTAAATCTTATCTCGGTGCCGCTTTAATATTTGGTTCCGCTTTAATGTACCCCGGCACTCGTTATTTCA